CATTGTCTATCTTTCTGGATACGGTGAAGGCAACGGACATTCAGTTCTCTCTTTTGTATGACTACGAAGACATCAACACATTCAATCCTGCAAACTTTGCAATAAGCGACCCAGGAACATCAGCCACATTTAACGAGAGCTTGTTTGACTCAACGGCTGAGTATGACGGAACAGCATCACCCGTAGTTAGAAAGTATGTATCGGGTTCTGGTAGATCCGTATCACTTCGATTTGTGACTACAACAGTACAGGCGGCACACTCAATTCAAGGTTTTGTGGTTACGTTTGGTTTAGGAGATAAACGGTAATGGCAGGTTATACTAGAACAAACGCTGCGGATATTACAGCAGGTGCAACGGTAAGAGCTGCTCCAATTAATGCTGAATTAAATTCGTTAGTCAGTTCATTCAACAATGCATCAGGACACGCTCACGATGGTTCAACCGCAGAAGGTCCAGTAATTGGCCTGATAGGTGATCCAGGTGTTACTACGCCACTTAATAAGGTTGTTGTAGATAATGCCAACAATAGAGTTGGGGTTTTTGTAGATGCAGCTGGCCAAGGTTCATCGGTTGAGCAGCTACGCTTTCAGGACGGTGTAGTAGCTCCCGTAACTAATAATGATGTTGATCTTGGCACTTCTAGTGAACAGTTCAAAGATCTTCACCTCGATGGCACTGCAAACATCGATAGTCTGGTTGCTGACTCTGCTGACATTAACGCAGGAACAATCGATAATACTGTGATCGGAAGCGGTACTAGAGCGGCTGGTGATTTTACTAACTTGTCAGCAAACGGCACTGTCAACCTTAGTGGTGCTACAATATCTGATTTAGGTACAGTTACTACAGCAAACATCGATGGTGGTTCTGTTGATGGCGTTACTATTGGTACGGCTTCTGCTGTAACTGATCTTCGCGTTGACAATCTAAAGCTAGACGCAAACGCAATAACCGCAACCAATACAGATGGCAGTATTAGCATAACGCCAAATGGGGCAGGCTCAGTTGTAATTGGTGCTGCTGACATTAATGGTGGTGCGATAGATGGCACAACAATTGGCTCAAGCTCTGCATCTACAGGTGCATTTACGACTCTGACTACTTCTGGTCAGGCTACTATTGCTACGGCAGACATCAACGGCGGTACAGCCGACAACGTGGTTATTGGTGGAACAACTCGTGCTGCTGGTAGCTTCACCACTGTCAATGCTAATGCAGGCATAACAGGTGCGCTGACAGGCAATGTCACAGGTAATGTCACGGGCAACATTACTGGAGATGTTACTGGAGATGTAACAGGCGATTTAGCTGGTAATGTGACCGCATCTTCTGGCACTACCACGCTAAACAACCTCACAGTAAATGGTACTGCTAACTTTACGTCTACTGCATTGACCAATGTAGTTGATCCTACGAATGCTCAGGATGCAGCAACTAAGAACTATGTAGACACTCAAGTTGCTGGAGTTGTTGATAGCGCACCTGGAGCACTCGATACGTTAAACGAACTTGCTGCTGCTCTTGGTGATGACGCAAACTTCAGCACTACAATTACTAATAGTATAGCGACCAAGCTACCATTAGCAGGCGGCACAATGTCTGGTGCTTTAGCAATGGGTAGCAGTAAGATCACTGGACTTGGAACACCTACTGCTAGTGCAGATGCTGCCACAAAAGCTTATGCGGACACTATGCTGCCATTAGCAGGCGGAACTATGTCTGGTAATATCTCAATGGGCAGCAATACTATTACTGGTTTGGCTACACCTTCTGCGTCTTCTGATGCGGCCACTAAGGACTACGTTGATACGACAAACGCCAGTAATGCGGCGGCGGCAACGTCTGCTGCTGCTGCTCTTGTTAGTCAAACGGCTGCTGCAACTAGTGCGACTAATGCCGCAACATCAGAGACGAATGCTGCCGCAAGCGCCAATTCTGCCGCCGCTTCATATGATCTTTTCGATGATCGTTTTCTTGGGGCAAAAAGCTCTGCGCCTACAGTTGACAACGACGGTGATGCTCTCGTAGTTGGCTCACTATATTTTGATACAACAACAGACACAATGAAGGTGTATGGATCAGGCGGTTGGGTTGCTGCTGGATCAACTGTGAACGGCACATCACAAAGAAAAACGTATGCTGTCGGAACAAGTGAAGGTTCATACTCAGGCTCTACCACTGTATTCCCAATTACATATGATGCAGGATTCATTGATGTATATCTGAATGGTATTAAGCTTGACCCAGATAATGACTTTACTGCTTCTAATGGCACAAGTGTTGCTTTGACTACAGCCGCAGCAACTGCTGACATTGTAGACATGGTTGCATACGGTACGTTTGAGCTAGCTAACTTCAGCATCGGTGCTGCAAATGATGTAGACCTGAATGGCCAGCTTGATGGTCATGTACTAGTATATGATGGCACTTCATCTGATTATGTGCCGTCTGATCAAGGTCAAGAGATTCATCTTGGTGGTGATGGTAGTAACGATGGCGTAAGTGTAAGTGACGGTCTTATTGAGATGCGTACTGGCAACAGTAGTCCTGCACAGATTGATATGTACTGTGAGGTTAGCAATGCTCACAAAGTATCAATCAAAGCCCCTGCTCACGCTAACTATTCAGGTAATGTGAACTTTACCTTGCCAGGTTCAAACGGAACAAATGGACAATTCCTTCAGACTGACGGTTCGGGTAATCTTTCTTACGCTACTGTAGCTCAGCCATCAAATGCTACAACAGGCGCGGCTGGTCTTATGTCCGCTGCTGACAAGACTAAGATGGATGGCATTGAGGCAAGTGCTACTGCTGATCAGACTGCAAGCGAGATTAGAACTTTAGTCGAAAGTGCTACTGATAGTAATGTATTTACTGATGCTGATCATACAAAACTAAACGGCGTTGAAGCATCAGCAGATGTTACAGATACAGCAAACGTAACAGCGGCTGGTGCGGCTATGTTGTCTGGTGCGACTTTCACAGGTGGCGTTAATATGGGTTCTCAGTCACTTGCATTTGGAACAAGCAAGTGGGCAATCGTTTTGGATGGCAATGATCTGGACTTTCAATACAACGGTACAACCGTATTTAAGCTTGCCAGCAATGGTGCAGTAACTTCAGCCGATGACATCACAGCGTTTGGAAGCCCATAATGAGTATTGCCGCTAGCGGAGCAGTTAGCTTTTCCGATCTTAGAACAGAGTTTGTTGGTGGCAGTTCAGCCGTTAGCTTTTCTGATCTATATCGTGGCGGCTCAAACATAAGAGCCAAGGCTGGCAATAATACGGCAACTAACCTAGCCGCATCTGTTCCTGCATCAGGGACAATCAACTTCACGAACTTTAGAAGTACAGCTAAAGGTTTTCTCAAAACGTATAGTAGTGGTGCAACAGATCAGAACGCATCATCTGTATTCGGTGATGATTATGGTGTGAGTTATCCGAAGCAGATCGTAATCGACTCTGGTGTTGAACTTGGCGCAACAAGCACATCCGAAGAAGCTTTGCAGATTGACTCAGGTTTATCAGGTGGCCTTACTATCACCAACAACGGAACACTATCTGGTGCTGGTGGCGTTGCTAATAGCGGAACTGGCGGCGATGCTTTCCAAGCTGATGTAGCTTGCATCTTAATCAACAACGGTACAATTCGTGCTGGTGGCGGCGGAGGCGGCGGAGGCGGAGCTGGTGGTGCTGGAGGTGCTGGTGGCGGTGGTTCTTACACTACAACCAGCACAAGCAATCAGCAACAAGGGACGTATGGCCCTCACGGTAC